CCCGCTGACGATGGCCGAGCGCGAACGCGCCCAAAAGCAGGCCAAGTCCGACGACGCCAACGCCTTCGCCTTGCAACTGCTCATCACCAAAGCCCTCGATGAGTCTGGCGCCAAGTTGTTCAGTGCCGGCGAAATCGACGTGCTGAAAAACGAGGTGAAGGACAAGGACCTGCAGTCTCTGATGCTGGCAATCTTGACGGATGACGCCGATGCCGAGGCAATGGACCCAAAATCCTGAGCGCCGAACTCCGTAAGGACAACTGGCTCATGCTCCAGTTTGGCGTCGCCAAGGAACTGGGCATGAGTCTGACCGAAGTTCGGACCACCATGACCGCCGAAGAATTACTCGGCTGGAGCGCCTACTTCCAAATCCTGAACGAGGACCAGGAAAAGGAGATGGAAAAAGCCAAACGCCGCCGCTAACCCCGGCGGCTTCTTTCTGCCGTAAACTGCAGTATCAGACCGTGGCGTGGCGCCGTGTCCAAGTACAGTGCCGATATTGAAATTGCTGTACGCGGTGGACAGCAACTAGACAGAACAATAAAAACACTTAACCGCTTAAACAACTCTATTAACGTCGTAACGCGCAACGCAAAACTACTCGAAGGTAAAGGTTTTAACGTCGCCAGCATCGAGAACTACTCTCGCGCTGTTGCTAAAGCAGAACGTGCTGTCCGTCGCGCAGCCGAAGGAACAAACCAAGAAAGGCAGGCAATCACCGCGCTTGTAAGCGCGATGGAACTTGAGAACAAAGCCCGGGAACGCAAAAACATCCTTATTGCACGAGAGGTCGCAAACCAACGCCGCGTAATTGCCACTGCAAACGCGGGCGTCGGAATACAAGGGCCGGCCTTACCAGCATTTATGCGAACGGGCCCTACTTCTCCTGTAGGAGGCCGTCGCTCTATCCCAGGATCTCCTGCTGCGCTAGCCGCTGGGGCCTCCCGCCCCCGCGCAACAGGCGGCGGAGGCAATCGCCTCGGTGGCGCGATCAGCGGCAGCATCATCGGCGGCGCATTCCCACTGCTGTTTGGACAAGGCGCTGGAGCAGCCGCCGGCGGTGCAGTCGGCGGTCTTGTCGGCGGTCTCGCCGGCCCAGGCGGCAGCTTCGCTGGCTCTCTGCTCGGCACCTTGCTAGGCGACATCGCCTCAAAGGGCCAAGCAGTCAAAGACCTCGCCGAGGACATGGGTCTGGCCGCCGAAGGCACCAAGCAACTTGCGGCTGCATTCCAAGCCGCCGGTCGAGACGCCGATACGTTCGGAGCTGCCGTCCAAACAATTCGCGGCATCGGTTTTGCAGATAACCAAGAAATCGAAGCCATAAAACTTGTCAGCAAACTGACCGAGGACTACGGCGGCAAAATTGATAAAGTAACCGCCGCCTACGGCAACTTTGTCGCCAAAGGCAAAGTAGGTATCGCCGACATCAACAAATTCACCGCACAGGGTATCCCAATCCTTGACGAGCTGGAAAGAAGTTACGGCAAAAACCGGGATCAAGTTCTTGCACTAGCAAAAGACGGAAAAATCACTGCACAGGAACTTTCCGATGCCCTGGTGCGTATTGCAAACCGCTCTGACGAAGTAACCAAGCGTACTAAGTCTTCTTGGGAGCAGGTCTGGGACAACATCAAAAAAGGCGCAAGCACTTCCGTCAGTGCCTTTGGCGTAATTATCGGTAGTCTCGTAAGTGTATCGGCAAACGTCACGGGAAACATTGCCAGATTTTTCAGTCAGCTATATGTAGATATGGTAAATGGCGCGGTTAATGCAGCCGCTCGTGTGGCCGATGCTCTCGCCAGTACCGCTAATAATATCGCCGCTTTCTACAAAGCGAATCCCTTAGTTATAGGACCCGCTCGCGACCTTGCCGTACAAGGACTAAATCAATTCAAGCAAGGTGCCAAAGGCACAGCAGCCCAGCTACGCGCACTGACCAAAGGCTCCGCCGGTGTAGGTAAAGTTGGTGCCATCCAAGTGCCGGGACAAGCTCCAGCCGGTGGTAGTAGCGGCAAATCCGCAGCAGATAAAGCCGCAGAAGATGCAAAGCAAGAAGCAGAAAGGGTTGCCGAAGTTGTGCGTTCTCGCCAGCTATCAACACTGGAACTTCAACGTCAGCAAGTATTTACTTCTGCCATAACTGCGGCAGAAATGAGTAAAGATCAAGTCCTTACTCGCCAAGTACAAGGCAATAAAGAACTAATGCAACTCGGCATTCAAACTGTTGACGCACTCGAAAAAGAGAAAAACAGCACAGCTCAACTTGCGATTGCTAGGGAAGCCCAAGCCAAAAAAGCACTGCTTCTGCTTGGCATCGAACTCGACATTGCAAAAATAAAGCAAGAGCAAAAAGAACAGTACGACACAATTATCTCCGACCTAGACACCGAACTGGCACTTAAATACGCCATCACAGAGCAAGAACGCACCCAACTGCGTATAGCCGCAGAGATAAAAAAACTCCAACAATCTTCCCCCTTCCTGACACCGGATCAACTCGCAATAATTCAACAAGGCAAAGAACGGCTCGCTACTCCCAAAACAGGCAACGAGTTGATCCTGGAACGTACCGGAGCACTGGAAGACGAACTCAAAGTGCTGACAGATTACGGCACTAGGGCAAACAGCATTGCTACTGGCATTGGTGATGCTTTTGCCAATTCCTTTAAGGGTATCGTCAGCGGCAGTATGAGTGCCCGCGAGGCACTGGCTGGATTCTTCCAGAGTGTTGCGGACCAGTTTCTGGACATGGCTGCCCAGATTACTGCCAAGTGGATCCAGCTCACAATCCTGAACAGCATCCTGAAGCTCTTCCCGGGGGCAGGTGGCGTGGGGGGTGGATTGGGATCTGTCGATGCCAATCTCGCACAGTACGCCCCGCTACCAAATGCCAAAGGCAACACCTTCGGCGCTAACGGCATCATCCCGTTTGCCAAGGGTGGCATTGTCAACGGCCCGACGCTGTTCCCGTTTGCCAATGGCACCGGCCTGATGGGTGAAGCTGGCCCTGAGGCGATTATGCCGCTCCAGCGTGGAGCTAACGGCAAGCTCGGTGTACTGGCAAGTGGCGGTGGCGGCAACGTCAGCGTGGTGGTTAATGTCGATGCAAGCGGCAGTAATGTAGAGGGCGATGCTGAGGACAGCAAACAGCTCGGTCGCGTGATCGCTGCCGCCATCCAGCAAGAGCTGGTCAAACAGAAGCGCCCTGGAGGCTTGCTCGCGTAATGGCTACCTTCCCTGCCTACGACCCGACGTACTCGGCCACCAAAACCAGCCAGCCCAAGATCCGCACCACGCAATTCGGTGACGGCTACCAGCAGCGGGTGACGTTTGGCCTGAACCAGAACGCGAAGGAATGGCGCCTTACCTTTAGCGTCAGCGATGCTGATGCTGACATCATCGAGGCATTCCTTGATGCCCGCGCTGCCGATGGCGCCAGCTTCGACTGGACGCCACCAGACGGCAATACCAGCTACAAGTGGACCTGCTTTAGCTGGACCAGGGAGCTATTTGAGTTTGAGCGCAGCAAGATTGACGCCACCTTCATGCAGGTATTTGAGCCGTGACCGCACCTACGCCTTGGCAAAGCGGCACTGCGCATGTTGTCGGTGATGTCGTTCAGGCATTTACCGATCCAGGAACCGGCTTTTTCTTTCGCTGCACTGTTGCTGGTACGACCGGCAGCGCGGAACCATTCTGGCCTTCCTTTATTGGTAATGAAGTAGTTGATGGCACCGTCACTTGGATGGCGGTATCAATTATTTCAGGCGACTTCCAAGCACCAGATCCCGGCGCCATCATCGAACTATTTGAATTGCAACTGTTTGCCGATATCCACGGCGTCAACGACATCTACCGTTTTCACGCTGGCACCAACTTAGTCAACAACGGCGAAGTGATATGGAAAGGCAATCCATACCTGCGGTTTCCAGTAGAGGCAGACGGCTTTGAATATACCGGGCAAGGTGCATTACCACGCCCCAAGATTCGCATCAGCAACATTCTCGGCAGCATTACTGCAATCCTGCTTAGTATGCCGAATGGGCTAGAGGCAGCGAAAGTAACGCGGATTCGCACCTTGGGGCGGTATTTGGATGCAGCAAATTTTCCCGTAAGTGGCGACATCTTGCTGACAGAAGACAGCTTTGTGTTGTTGCTAGAGGATGATGGCTCAATACTGGCGGAGCCAATCAATGCCACTGAAGATTTCTCTGCTGAATTCCCACGGGAAATTTACTACATTGACCGCAAGAGTGCTGAAAATCGTGAGGTAGTTGAGTTTGAGCTTGCCAGTGTATTTGACCTTGCTGGCGTCAGGGCACCAAAGCGGCAGTGCATCGCCAACATCTGCCAATGGGTGTATCGTTCCGCTGAATGCGGCTACATCGGCACCAACTACTTTGATGCCAACAACAATGCTGTAGGCAGCGCCAGCCTAGATGTATGCGGCAAGCGGCTTAGCAGTTGCCAAGTCAGGTTTGGCACCAACGCTGAGCTGCCTTATGGTTCCTACCCAGGCATTGGATCGGCAGCATCATGACCTGGAAAGATGCGGCGCTGAAACATGCCAAAGCAGAAGACCCACGGGAAGCGTGCGGTTTGCTTGTGGTGGTCAAAGGCCGCAAGCGTTACTGGCCATGCAGCAACCTTGCAACCAGCCCCGATCAGTTTTTTGCGCTGTCGCCTGATGACTGGGCTGCAGCAGAAGATGCCGGTGAGATTATCGCCGTGGTGCATAGCCACCCAACCACACCACCAACACCATCACCTGCGGATCGCGCCGCGTGCGAAGCCAATGGCCTGCCGTGGTACATCGTCAACCCAAAGACGGAGCAATGGGGCGAATGCACGCCATGCGGTTTTAAGGCGCCATTGATTGGCCGCGAGTGGGTGTGGGCGGTGCATGACTGCTGGACACTGGCGCGTGACTGGTATGCGGAGCAGGGCATTATGCTGCGCGACTGGGAACGCTGCACTGACCCTGACCAGTTCCAAGCAGCGCCATATTTTGACGACTGCTGGAAGGACACCGGCTTCCGTGAGCTGGATGAGGACGAGGAACTGGAGCCCGGCGACCTGCTGTTCATGAGCATCAGCAGCCCCGGCCTCAACCATTGCGCCGTGTACTTAGGCGATCAGATGGTGCTCCACCACCTGCAAGGCCGCCTAAGTAGCCGTGACCTTTACGGCGGCTGGCTACTAAAATGCACTGGTAGGAGGTTGCGTCATGCTGCGTAAGATTAAGCTCTACGGCAAGCTGGCCAAGTTCGTCGG